CTACTGCTCGCTGGCAACCTTCATCTCCCTGACCCACGTTTGCAACGCCCTTAGCTGCTCGGCGTTCTCGTGGCAGGTCTGGTAGTTGGCGGCAACGGTTCCGGCGACGGCAGAGAGCGCAATGCCTGCGGCGGTCGCATCAACATCTCGGGCGGGTTCGGGCAATTCACCTGCGGCGGCAGCGTCATGCAGCCGCACAAAGCCACGGTTGATAGTGCAAGCAGCATCAGCTTGAACGGGCACATAGACGGGAACCTCCTTGATGATGATGTCGCCATTCTCGCGGACGATGCGGACGCGATCGACGTACTGCGTAACGACCTTGACGGTGGCTTGCGCCTGCCGCTCGCGGACGGCGGCGGCTTGCAGGGTTTGTTGCTGGATGGCGGCATCCCATTGCGCTTGAACGTGGCTCGCACCCTTGATCCAGCCGAAGCCGACCAGGGCGACGCTGAGCGCCGCGAGGGCCAGCAGCCGGTACGGCCACGGAATCACGCTCACGACGCCTCCCCGATGCACTGCCGGTATTCGGCTTCTCGCCGAGTAGCCAGCCCGCCGCACAGCCGCGCGTTGGTAGGCTGCGCACAGTCCTTGCCTTGGAAGAAGCGCCAGCGCAGCAGCTCGGCACAGGCTCCCGCGTAGTCCTCGGAGTTGAGTTTCCTGACCAGCGTGGACTGGCAGAATGCGCGGCTGCCGACGTTGTATGAGAAGCTCACCAGCGCGTCGTACTCGTGCTGGGCCAGCGGCACAGTGACGCATTGCTTGAGCGCGCCCTCGAACTGCTGCACATCGGTGAGCGCACGCGCCAGCGCCTTCGGCGGCGTGGTGGTGTCGCCCAGCTTCACACCAGTGGTGGTGCCGAAGCCAATGGTCGGTACATCGCCTTTGACGGGGATCACTGCGCGATCGGTGTAGCCCTCGTGCAGCACGATACCGACCAGGGCCGCAGCGGACAGCGTCAGTCCGGCCACTGTCCTGCGCATTACGGGTGATGTTGGCCGGATCATTGGTGCATCTCCGGCTGCGCCACGATGCGCGCAACGGTCGCGCCGATGCTGGCGGCAAAGGCCAGCAGCACGAAGGCGCCGCGAGGCAGCACGTCCCCGAACAGCGGCACCACCACTTCCGCCGCCGTGAAGGCAGCGGCCAGCAGCGAGAAGCGGATGCTCCAGGCACGTCGCAACACGCGCCGCCAGTCGTCCAGAAGGCAGATCTTCGGCTTGGCAGTCATTGCACGCCTCCCATCAGCTTCAACTTGATGGCGGCCCCCACAAGCAGCGCGGCCAGGATGCCGGTGGTCACGACCTTGATGGTGGTCTGCCACGCCGTTCGGCGGGCATCGCGCCACGCTTCCAGCAGATCGCGCAGTTCGCGGATGTCCTTCGCGGCACTGCCGTTCTCCAGCCCGAGATGGGCAAGGCAACGCTCGGCTCCGCGTTCGGCGGCACGGTCGAGCAGTTCGTCGAAGTCCTCGCGGCGCAACAAAAGCATGTTTTCCACGAGGGCGGCGGGTTGTTGTTCGGGTTCGGTCATTGCAGTCTCCAAAAATGCGAAACCCGCCTCGTGGGCGGGTTTCCGGTGAGTACGAAGAAAGGAATTCAGATGGCGAGGCCGGCGCTCCAGCCGGTGGACTTGAAGGCCGAGAGCTTGGCCTCGTCCTCGATGTAGCAAAGCCAGCCGATCTTGGGCGAGTGGTACTCCCAGGCATCGGCAATGCGCACGGCGATCTGGTTGGTTTTTCCCGCCCACACGCCCGTGGCAGCCGCAGGCACGATGTAGCGGTCGCCGTTGGCGGGGCTGGTCGGTGGCGTGGTCAGGTCGCGGTCTTTCACGGACAGGCCGACCACAGCGCCGAGGCGCTTTAGGTTGGCGTCCATGCCGGTGTCCCAGCCGCTCTCGCCGAGTGTCCAGCCGTAGTTGAGCCCAAGGTTCGGGTCGGTCGATGACATGGTCTATCTCCAGAGGTTCGATGCTTGGCGAATGCGCCGGACTGCTTCCGGATCGCCGGTTCGGTGGCTTTGCTGCGGGTGTTGTCGCCAATGACGCCCAACGATGGGCAGGTACAGCACGCCGCCGCGCTTGGCTACGAGCAGGGTCAGCAGCCAGTCGGCGAAGTTGTTGAGGTCGGTGGTTTCCTTGAGCACGGCTTCGACGACGGATCGACGCATCACGATCAGGCCGTGCACGTGGCTGGCGCTGTTGGCGTGTTGCCAACGGCTGTAGGCCAGACGCCGTACCGCGATGTCCTGGCCGTTTTCGTCAGTCAGCGCTTCGTCGGTGTAGGCCATCACGGCCTGGGGGCAGGCATCCAGCGCATCAGCCAGTTGCGTGAAGGCACTGGCTTCGTACAAATCGTCGGGATCGACAAAGGACACCAGCGGCAGCGTGCCTTGTGCATAGCCTGCCGCGCGTGCCTCACCGATACGGCCCGGAATGCCGGGCAGAATGTGCAACTGGATCGGTGCGTCCTTGATGCTAGCGATGCAGGCCTCCCGCCATTCGGCAGGCTCGTTCAGGGTGAGCAGATGAACATCGATGCGCGCTCCCATCACACACCTCCCCAATACTGTCCCCAACGCAGGCCGTAGCCCGCACGATCCAAGACACGCACCTGGGGCTTCCAGCTGCTCAAACCATCGCGCTCGGCACTGATTTCGACTGTGATGCGCTCGCCCAGCGCACCGGCATCCAGCGCGGCCACTGCTGCCGTCCAGATAAAGGTGGTGTCGAGCAGTCCCGTTTCGGTGTGCGCCAGCACGCCGTTGCGATTGCGGATACGCAGCGTGTAGGTCACGCCCAGTTCCGGCCCGATGTCCCCTTCGTCCTGCCGCACGAGATAGGCGGTCTGCTGAGTGCGGTCGCGGTGGGCCCACGCGAAGGTGAGGTCACCGGCCACCACGGCAGGCTCGGTCTGGCCATTGATGCGGATGCGACCGGGGGGATACGGCAAAGCCTGCCGACCGGCCAGCACCATCGGCTGCCCATTGGCTGCCAACACAGGAACGCCCTCATCGGTCGACGTGCGTGGAATCGCGCCCACGAACACCGACTCGCCCGGGGCCCGCTCCGCACCTTCCGATGCCAGCCATTCGCCGACACCGATCAGCCGAGTGCCCAAGACATGTGCTTGGGGTGTGGTGTCGAGCACGCCGCGTGCGAGATCGATGGTCGCGTCGGCGGCATCGAAGGCTAGGACGGCAACTGCCTCTGCAATGGCCCCATTGGCAGCCACCAGATAGGCGTAGTCGCCCACGGCCAGTCTCTCCGGCTGGCTGATGGCCGTCACTGGTACACCGATGGCATCGACCTCGCTGGCAGGCAAGGCCACATCGAGCGTCAGTAGCGGCGCGTAGTCCTCGCCCACAACGGCTCCGAGGTCGCCACTCGATGCGCCGGTGGCCAGTTGCCAATTCAACTGCCCGGTACCACCGGCGGCGGCCAGCGCACCGAGGTAGGTGTCCGTGTCGGTCAGGTACGCGAGATCAGCCCGCGACAAGCGCCGGGCCAGTTCCCAATACGGCACCTCGACGGCCAGCACCAAGGCGGGCGGCAAAGGTTCGATGGTCGGCTCCTCGACGTGCGGTGGCGGGGGCGACAGCACGGTGTTGCTCATCCCGAAAACATCTTCCATCGCTTCGATGCGCCACTCGGCCGCGCCCAAGGTGCCGGTGTCGATGCCGGTCACGCGCACCACCATCTGATCCACACCCAAACGCGGCCAGTTCAGAAGGAATACATCACCCGGCAGCGGCGCACGTTCCAGTGTGTCGCGTGCCACGGTCAGGCTCATCCGGGCCAAGGGCGAACCCAAGGCGCGCAGGTCACGCAAGGCCAGCCGGGCAGCGAGTGGCCCGTAATTGACGCCCGGGTAGTCGCGGCGTTGATTGATCACGCCGCCTTGCAACTGGATGGCGGCCAGGTTCTCGACCGTGACCGTGGCATCACCGCCGGTTTGCCAGTCGGTGTAGACCACGGTCAGTTCGTTGGGTAACTCGCCCCACTGGGCGCGCTCGAAGCGTTCCAGCCGCACGATCTCGTCCGGCCCCAACTGCGGCAGACTGTCGATCCAGTAGTCGTCGCGCAGTAGCTTGAGCTCAAACGTGCCTTGCTCCGGGTCGGTGTAGAGGATGCCGCCAATGTGGTCGATGACCTGGCCGATGAAGCTCTCGATGGGCTGCTGCCGTGTCCAGATCAGATTGAGGCCGAAGCCCTCGCTCGACAAAGCCCACGCCGCATTCCAGAAGCTCCAGCCGATGGTGCTCTGCGGATAGCCCATACCCCAATGCGGATCGGTAAGGCACTGCACCAGAATGTGGGCTGGATTCATGCCGACGCTGATCTCATGGCCTTCGTCCTCATCCCAGGTGCGGACTTCGGCATTCCATTCCATCCACGGCGCATCGAACCAACCCGCCGTGAAGCGCCGGAGGCGCACTGCCCACGGTTTGATGTAGGGGTTGTTGGCCGCGAACAGGATCTTGCGGGCTACCAAGGACAGCACGCCCCGGAAGGCTGGAATGGCTGGCCCGAGGCGGCTCATCAGGTAGTCGTTGCGCCCCTGACCGGCATGGCCAGACAGCACATCGATGGTGCCGACCACGCCGCCTTCGCGCTCGTCGCCGCCAAACAGCGTGGGCTTGTTGATCGAGAGGCTGCTCAGCCCGTGGCCGCTTGCCAGCGGCGCACGGTCGGCATCCCCCCACGCGGTACGGTCGCCCATCTGGATTTCCTGCACGGCATCGACGGGACCCTGGCACAGCACCAGATGCAGGCCCATGCGGTAGCGGTAGCCGACGGTTTGCTTCTTGCTGCTGCCACCCATCAGTGCATCTCCTGCCGGGTACGCGCGTGCTCGACCACGCGCAGCGCCATCGCGTCATTCGTGGCCAGCAGGGTTTCGGCATCAAGTCCCTTCCGCAGAAAGGCGCGGAAGTCCAGGCCATGCCGCTCGAACCATGTACGCGAGCCGTTCACGCACAGGCCGACGGCGCGCACGTCGTCGATGGTGACGATCACGCTGGTGCTCATTTCTTGCCGCCTTTCTTGCGGATCGGCTCGGCTGCGAGATCGCCGTACCAGACCACGTTGGCGCCGCGCAGCAGCACAGTGCCGAACACGACAGGAATCGGTCGGCCTTCTTCTGCGGTGGGGGCATCGACGTCGGACAGCGATGCCGGTTTGGGTTCGGGCGGTTTCGGTGCGAGAGCGACCGAAACCAGCGCCGCCACCACGATGACGACGATGTACCACATGGTGATTTCTCCAGGGATTCAGAACACGCCGGTCGAGAACGGGTTTTTGCTCGGGATGGCGGGAAAGCCGCCGTAGTTGTCGAGGTTGCCGAAGCGGGATGCGCACGTTTGCGTGCTGTGATCGCAACCAACCGTCAGTTGCACCTCTGTGCCGGGTTCGATGGCGACGGGATAGAGCAACTCCACGCCGCTGCCGAAGTCACTGACGATCATGTGGCGCGCACCCTCCGGGGTTTGCAGCCAGCCACCGGCCAGGCCGCCGCTGACCCCGCCCGGGACACCACCATCGAGTTCGACACTGCGGCCATAGACCTCCAGGACGAAGGCGCTGGCTGTCATCGGCGCAGCCCCGCAGGCCGTGGAATACAGAACGTGGGAGCACTTGCGGCTGTAGAGCCGCCGCAATCCGATACGTTTGAGACTGACTTGCGCCGACTCGCAGCGAACGCGAGCGACATCGTCAGCGACCTCGACGCCCAGCACCCGGCCCATCCAGCGCGTGCCGGACAGCCACCAGTAGTCGCCCCAAGTGTCGCGTCGTCCGATCCGCAAGGTGACCGAGGTGGTCTCCCCGGTGAGCGAATTGGCGAGTAGGTGGCGCACGAGATCGCAGTCGGGTGGCAGTTTGAGTTCCAGCGCCGATTTGGCCGCCTCGGCACCCAGTGCCAGCTCGTTGCGTTCGATGGACAGGCTTGCGTACAGATTGCCATCCAGATCAACGTCGAATTCGTGCGGCGTCAGGTAGAACTGCGCGCTGTTGCTGGCGAAGGCGTAGAGCTCGACTTCCAGCAAGGGGTTCTGGCTCATCGCGCTTACTCTCCCTCGTAGGTTTGACGATCGTTGCCGCGCGGTTCGGGCAACTGACGCGCGGTCAGGGTGATCTCCAGCAGCGTCGGGCTGTGCCAGTACAGATCGATGGCGTCGTGGTCGAGTCGGCAACGCACGAGGCGAATGACACGGCTGCCTTCGGGCACCCAGTCGTCGAGGCCTGAGCGCAGCACCAGCACACCGCCCTGATCCAGATGGCAGGTCGCCGTCAGGGCGTATTGCCGATAGCCGTCTGGATGCACGATCAAGCAGGCGGCGGGACGGTGCCAGAACGCGGAGACGTCTTTGCCTTCCACGCGCAGGAAGCCATCTTCTGGATCGGCTTCGACGCTTATCCACAGAATCGGGGCCAAGCCATCTGGCAGCCAGAAGGCTTCCAGACGACCTTGGGTTTGCCACAACCGCGCCCGCCAGATCTCGATTTCATCGAGTGCGCTGGCCAGATAGCGGCGCTGAAAGGTGGCGGTCGACCACGGGTCGTCCCGGCGCACCCACGGATCTGCAGGGGATAAATCCTGGCGGGTGATCGTGGCTTGTGCGGCGACCGTCGGATCGTCACGCCAATTGCCATCCGGCCAGACCGGAATCTCGTCAAGCCATGGGTCATCGAGGACATCTTGGTCGGGCAATGGCGCAGGCTGGATCTGTGTGGGGACGTTGCCGCCGACCATGCCGGGTACCCACTGCGAGAGATCCGCCGGATCGATGGCCTTACCCCACACCAAGGGCATGATGGTGCTGCCCACGGCTGCGGCGCGTGCCAAGGGCTCCGTCAGCCACAGCAGATCGCTTTCCACATCGCTGAGTTGGGCGATCTGCCAGCCATCGGCGGCGATGATCAAAATCCAGCGGCCATTGTTCTCAGTTTCCTGCCAGCCCTGCACACCGTCATAAGTCAGATGCACATTGGCCGAGAGTGGCCCGAACTGTCGCCCGTCAGCTTCGGTCACATTGAGTGCCAGTGCGCCACGTTCGCAGGACTCGGTCAGGTGCACCGCGTACTGCGGCAGCGGCCACAGCGCCATTTGACCGAGATGATCGGCCAGCCAGTCGGCCACCAGGGCATCGGTCTGCCGGGCGTTACCCACCTTGTAGGTGAGCCAGCGCCGAGGAACGCGTCGCCGTGCCTGGCGGGATTCGTTGCCACTGGCCAGCCGCGTGACGCTGGTCTGCCACTCCAGCCGTTCCACGAGGGGCTCCATCCAATCATGACGGAAGGCAAACACGCCGCGTTGCGCATCCGGCCAAGGCTGGTCGCCAAAAGCATCCATGCCGGTTGCGACGATGGCGCTGGATGCCGTGTCCCTGCGCAGCACTTCGACCAGGAAGTTCGGCGCGTCGATGGGTGGCCACGGCTCTGCCAAGGACTCGGCCAGCAGGCTGGCGGCCAGATTTGGCGGCAGCGGAGCTGCGGCCGTTTCCGGCATGAATTGGGCCGCACTCGCCCCAAAGGTGGCGCGCGAAAGCACTTCACTCTGGAACGCTGGTAGTTCGCTTCCCGGAGTCGGCCTGCTGGAAACCTCCGCAATGTCTTGAACGACGACGCGATCCGTCATGCCGACTCCACGCCGAATTCAGCGGCATTGAAGGCGGCTTCCGTCCATTGCACGTTGCCGTTCGGGTTGCGCTCGAACAGTGTGCTCTGCCACGCCAGCTGCTCCTGCAGGATGATGTCGGTGCTGACGGCGCTTTGCGCACCACTGACCACGAGGCCTTTGACCTTGCCAAGACCGGCGTCGGTCTTGCGGGCCAGCATCGTGAGCTGGACGCCGTAGATGGCGGGCGTGGCCATCACCGGCAACGGCTCGACATCGAAGGACTGGCGCAACCCCACGTTCGGCGCACTGATCGCCGTGGCCTCGTCCTCATCGCTCACGGCTTCCCACGCGGCAGTACCGACCGGGCTGGCCGTCCACTGGTTCAGGCTGCCATCGGCCTGTGCCTGCAAGGCATCGACGCGCACATCGCCGAGAAAGGTGTTGTTGATCGTGCCGCTGGTGTCGGCGATGTAGAAGTCGTCGACGTCGATGGTGAGCGGGCAGTTTTGGCCAGGCACTGCACCCACGAATGCCGTGAGCAGTTGGCCACCGCCCTGGATGGTGTTCTGCGCCGTCATCTGGATGGCCAGGATGCCGTTGATGCGCACTGACAGAATGCCGTTGCTGGTGCCTTGCGTGACCTGCAACTCGATGTAGTGCCAGCCGCGCGCCGGAGCGCTGGCGACTGAGACAGAGATCAACTGGTCATAGCCGTATTGCCAGCGGTAGAGCTTGAGCCGACCGTCCTCGCCGATTTTCACGAGGTGCGCGACCTGCGAGTTGGCATCACGCACGCCCAGTAGCAGTGGCTCGGTGTAAGTGTTCTGGTACGGCACCACGCGAATGGCTGCCCCGACGATCAGGCTGGTCTTGGTGGTGTCGAGGTTCTTGACGTAGCCGCCACCCGAGCCTTCCGGTAAACGCAGCGCATAGGAGGACGGGCGACGGCCATTGATGCGCGTGGCCTGCGGCGACAGATACGCAGCCTTGCCCCGCGCCAACCACGGATCGCCAAAGCTGTCCACGGCCTGCGGGTCGTAGTGATCGAAACCGTCGATGAACAGAAGTGCCATTGGATTTACCCTTGCAGCGCCGCACGGATGGCCCGTGCATTGCGCCCGATGATGTTGACGATGACTTTCTCTCCGGCAGGCGACTGCAGGTGGTCGTGAGTTACACCCGGATCGACCGCGTTGACGATGCGCACGGCCTGATTCATCTGCGGCTGCGCGGGCGGCACTTTCACCTTCGGTACCAGCCCACCCGCCGCGAAAGCCAGCTCGCCACCCTTGAAGCGTGGGCCTGCCGACAAGCCGTTGAGCGAATCGAGGAAGGCCACGCCAACTTGGCGCACGGCGGCCGCCCGCACCACGTACTCGCCTGCGGACAGACGCGCCGGGATCGAATCCGACGTGGCGCTGCCAGGGCCCGAAACCAGACCACCACCCGCGAACTTCTTGATGCCACCCAAGAGCGCCATCACAGCGGCGACCATGGCTACCATCGCGGCCACCGCGAGTGCCGGGCCAACGTAGGGAATGGAAGCCTGCGATGCCGCCGCCCCGGCTCCGGCCTTGGCCGCATCCATCGACACCACGGCGGTGGTTTCGGTGGTCTTTTGGGCGACCTTGGCGGCGCTGGCCGCCGCATCGACGGTCTGCTCCTGCTGGATGAAGCCGAGCTTGAGCGCCAGCATCCGAGCCTGCATGGCGATCCACTGCTGAAACGGCTGGATCACGATCTGCTGCAGGAAGGCATCGGCCACCTGCTGAAAGATGCTCGCCAAGGCACTGCGCCAGGTCTGCGCGCCGGTGATCATCCCGTTGAGCGCACCGCCGAAGCTCTCGCCGATGCGATTCCACAGCGGAGCCATTTCATCGACCGTGAGCTTGGTGCGATCCAGCTCGTTGCGCCACGCCTGCACGCGAATCACCGCATCCGGCCCGATGGCCTGCGCGGCTTGTTGCATGGTCGGCAGCAGGCGCTCCATCTCTATGGCTGACTGCTGTTGCAAGGCCACGATCTGCTGACGCGCCTGTGCTTCGGTCAGCAGCCCGGCTTGCTGCTGAGTCTGAATGGCCTCCTGCGCATTGCGCAGACGCTCGGTGACCTGCCGCCATTGGGCCTCCAGTGCGGAGAGGTTCGCTTGCGCCGCCTTCACGTTGATCAGTCGGTCAACGAGCGACACACCGTCGACATCGCTTTCTGCCGCCAGTCGCGCACGCAGATCGCGGTAGCTGCGCACGATGGCGGCTTGCCGGTCGGCATCCGTGGCGGTGCCGGTGATCTGGGCCAGTTCCTCACGCGCCTGCGCCAAGGCATCGGCCAGCTCACGCTCGGCTTGCGCTGCCTTGCGCGAATTGGCCTGCTCGATGTCCGTACGCCGGTTGTTGAGCGTGATCAGGTCGGCTTCCGCCTTGGCGACCTCGGCCTTGGCTTTCAGTCGGTCGTTTTCCGATTTGCCCGTGGCGGCGACTTGCTGACTGCGGGCCAGCTCCTGCTGCTTGCGGGCAATCTCGGCATCGACCTCGCGCTGTTCGAGAACAGTTTTCTGCGTGTAGTAGTCGCGCACCGAGACCAGACGATCTTCGAGCGCAGCATCCAGCGCAGTTTGTTGCCGGTTCAGACCGTCCTTGAGCAGCGCGAACTCGGCGTCCAGCTGCGCTTTCATCAGCGTGGTCTGCGCGCCGGTCGTGTCTTGCGCTGGCTTGACGGCTTTGGGCTTGGTCAGGCGCTGAAGCAGTTCCGGATCGGCATGAATCTTGGGTGCCTTGACCTCGATGGGCTTGGGGTCGAACAGGCTGTCACGGAAGGACGCCAGTTCATCCAGCCGTTTGACCAGATTGCCTTTGAGGTCGGCAATGATGGCCTTGGCCCCTTCGGTGTTCCCCTTGAGCGCCTCGACCGCCGCCGCGACACCTGCGCCAATGGCCTCGCCCAAGGCGACGAAGGCCTTGCCGACGGTGGCGGCACCGAGGGCCAGGGTCTTGAGCACCAGCACCACGCCATCCAGGATCACGCGCAGCGTGCCACCTTGCTTGGCCGACTCGACCATGCCTCCGGCCATATCGTTCAGGGCGGGCAGCAAGGACGCGATGATCTGGTTGCCGATGCTGGTGGTGGCCAGTTTCAGCTTGTCGAGTGCATCGTTGAAGTTGCCCGCCTGCGCAGCAGTCTCACTGCTCATCTGCACGCCGAGCGCCTGCATCTCGGCGGCGAGCTCATTGATGCCGTCGCGCCCTTGATTCAGGAACGGGATCAGCTCGGCTCCCGACTTGCCGAACAGTTGCACGGCCAGAGCGGTTTTTTCCGCGCCATCGGGCATGGCCTTGAAGCGATCGGCCAGATCGAGCAGCACCTGATCGGTGGCGCGCAGGGTGCCGTCCTGGTTCTTGAACTCGACACCCACGGCGGAGAATCCGCGCGCGGCATCCTCCGATCCGGTCGAGGCTTCCACCATCGTCGTGGACAGCTTGCGCAGCCCCTTCTCGAACGATTCGCCGGACACACCGGACTGCTCGGCTGCCGGTTTCCACACCGACAGGGTCTCGACGCTGACGCCGACGCGCTGCGACATCTCGTCCAGCGCGTCGCCGGTGTCGATGGCCGATTTCACCATCGCGGTCAGGCCCGCCACCGACACAGCCACGCCGAGATTGGCCAGCACGCCGTTGACGCCCTTGGCCGTATCGGTGAGTCCGCCCAGTCCACGCTTGATCGAGTCGAAGGCGCTCTTGGTCTGGTCGACGGCGCTGATCAGGATTTGGGCACGATTGCTTGCCATCAGACTTTGTCCAGTTCTTGTTGAATCGCCCGTGCCAAGGCAGGCAGTGCACGCTGTACGCCGCCCGCCAGATTCAGTCGGCGCTTGAGATCGACACGCTTGACCAGCACGGCGATGGGAATCTCCTGGCCGCGCTTGATCTGTTTTGCGCCAGTGCGAGCACGCTCGGCACGCTTGAAGCGATTGAGTTGTGAGGCGTTCTCTTTGATGTTCTCGGCCATCAGAAGCACGCGGCCGTTTTTCTCGATGAACCAGGCATTGCCCGAGCGCATCAGGCCGTCGATGACTGCCTTGAAGCGCTTGGGGCCGATGCGACCGGGCAGCAGCGGGATCAGCAGGTTGCCGCTCACCGTGCCGCCTTTCTCATGCAGACCGAGCCAGGGAATCTTGCTGCCCACCAGCAAGGCGGGCAGCTGCTCGGGCTTCTTGTCGAACACCTTCACGCCCATTGAGGAGATAAAGCTGTTGCGCTTGACGGTGAAGGCGCTGCGCATCTCGGATCGCGCCGCGTCACGCACCTCGCGCCCGCCCGATTGCATGCCCTTGGCGACAGCGGTGTGGATGGCGAGACGCCGCTCGCTGCTCCACGCCGCCAACTGGCGCGGGTCCAGCAGACCGGTGGTCGTGAGCGAGAGACGCATGGGTCAGTCCTTGAGGAGATCGCGTTGCAGTTGTTCGATGCCACGCTTCTCGCCTTGGGCCGCCACGGCATGAATGCCGAGCAACTGGGCAAGTTGCTTCCGTTCGATCTGTCCGTCGGCATCCAGAAAGGCTTGCGCCTGCGTGAGCGTGTAGGCCATCACGTCGCCAAGACGGTGTCCGCCGCGAATCAGGCGAGCGACGGCGGCATCCCACCCGAGTGCGTCAGCGAGCGCAGCGTCGGGGCGAGTCGCTGGGCTGCGCCCTGAACCGCCGGAACGACGTGCGCCACGAAAAAATCCGCGTTCACCTCGAACACGGCGGCGGCCAGTTGCACCGCGTCCTCCAGCGACAGGTCGTTGATCCACGCGCGTTCTCGACGGGTGGTGATTGCCAGCAGATCCAGCACGGCATCGCCGTGCCGACCCAGCAGCACCATCCAGTCCGGATCGCTGCCGATCTCCTCGGCCATCGGGCGCACCACGGCCAACAGCCGTGGCAACTCGCCCAGCCGGATCGGCGTCAACTCCAACGCCGTGCCAGACAGCGTCACGACCACTGGCTCAGGGGGGAAGGTTTTGAAGCCATCCATCACAGCAGCACCAGACGGCCGAATTGACCGAGATCACCGCCGACTGGCTTGGTCAGATCCGCCAGTACCTGGCCCGACAGCTCGAACTTCAGCAGTTCGTCCGTGATGATCGAGAGTTCCTTCGCCGGGTTGATGGCCACGCGGTAGAGGTCGATCACCACCTCGCGGTTGCCGTCGGCGGTGTTGAGCCCCTCGAAGCGAATCCAGCGCTCGGGCAAAGGCTGGGTGAACATCGCCGTGCTCTGCGCCGCGCCATAGGCGTAATCGACGGTGAACGGCTCGGTGTACGGGCCGCCCGACGTGGCATCCAGCACCACCAGTGAACCGTGCTTGGCATTGACGCTGTACTGGCTGACCGGGAGCGTCTTGGGCGTGACATCCGAGTCTTGGATCTGCACGGCGGACACGTTTTGCATGGCCAACGGATACAGACTGCCCGGCGTGACAGGGTTGGGCAGTAGTTCGCCAGTCACCGTGCCGGGGGTGATCGTGGTCGTGGTGCCATAGAGCGCGAGCGCCAGGTTGGTGGCGATCAGCTCTTCCAACGTGCAGGCGAACTCGCCTTTCTTGGTCTTGATGAGTTGCAGGTCGGTCAGGCGCTGACCCGACTGCGCTTCCTGGTGCTCGATTGTGTCTACCGACAGCGACACCTTCAGCTCGGGCACGTTGCCGACGAAGGTCAGTCCTGCCGGGTTGCCGAGTTCATCGCGTGCGCCGATGTAGACGCGGCCTTGTCCGGAAAAGTAAGCCATGTTCAGTCTCCTTGGGTGGCTGCGGTTGTGGAAACACCGGACGTGGCATCACGGCGGGTGGGTTTGGAATCGGTGGCGGGGGTGGCCGCTTTGGCCGTGCCTTGCGCGATCAGCCAACGGGCGCTGGCGTCATTCAGATCAAGGCGATCACCCACGGCGAGGCGCTTGCCTGCGTGGGTATGGGGTTTCATCAGTTCGATGTGCATGGGGTCATCCTGTTCGGGTGAGATCAATGGCGTGGGTGCGGTAGCGGATTTCGTAGCGGGCGGGCAGCGCGACGGCCCCGGCGTCGGCGTCGTCGAACTCCCATTCGCAGTCGATCTCGCGCACGGCGATGGCCAGACCGCCCAGATTCGGGTCGGCGAGCATTGCCGCGTGGGCCGCGACCAGCGCCTGGTCGGCGACGTCGAAGGCATCCGCACC